CCGGATGTATCGATCCGCGGCTGTGGCTTCGCCTTCGGCATCGCCTGCAGTCAGGAACTCGATTTTGCTCTCATCCAGGTGAACGTTAGCGTCCTCAAAGGTCGCTAGGCTCACTTCTGTGGGGTCTCCTTGGGTGAAGCCTTCGAAGCGGTCTTCGTGGCCTTTTCGCCCTGAACCTCTTCGTCCTGGTCTGACCCCTCTGGCAGGCCCGTTTCCGGGTTCTGCTTAGTTCCTGGCATGGCCTGGGAGAACTTCTCCATAACGTCCGACGACTTCGTCGCCGCCGGTCCCTCTAGGAGTCGCTTCTCCTCGTCCTGGTCCTCCGTCACGGCCCCAGCCTGGACCAACTGGTCCCACTCCTCGTCAGAGAAGAGGCCCTTGTCGACGTCCTCTCCGGCTCGGATGACTGCGGGCTCGTGCGTCTGGACACCGGCCGTTCCCCGTGGAGACGTTGGAAGCTCACGGGGCTCGTCCAGCTCCTTGCCGTAACTGATATCTGTCAGTGCCTTTGGCATCTTGCTGTCACCCCCCTTACGCGACCGCGTTCTTCACGAGGTACCCGGCGATTGCCTTGCCTGAACCATCGACTGCGATGAACTTGTTGTCGTATCGACGAGAGACCCGGACGACGTCCGACTTCCGCTTCTCTTCACGCCAGCGCTCGGTGGGCTGGATGTTCCCGCCGCCGTAGGGCTTGACGAACTCGTACGCGAAGGCAGGAGTACGACGTCCCGGCGTTGGCGGAACCCACGCGAACAGGATGTCCTTCGGCCACAGGTAACCTGTGGTCTCTGCCTGGCCGTACACGCTGTTCACGTAGCCACCTTCGGCCACGATGAAACGTGCTGGCAGGCCCAGGACCTCGGAGAGAATCTCACGGCTCGTGACCTGGGGCGCGGAGTACGTGATACGGCTCAAGAGCTTGGTGTGCTCCAAGAGCGTCCAGTACACCTCGTATCCCATGATGACCACGTTCGGGTCACGGAACATCGTGTCGTGAATCTTCTTCCTTGCGGTCCTGGAGACACCGATGGGGTCGGAGTTGACGTAGTCGTTGAACTGAGACGTACCGGACAGCGTGGTGCTGTAGCCGGAAGCGTAGTTCGCGGCCGTGGTGGCCATCGTCATCTGGATGTTCTCGCGGTTGAGCAGGATGGTGTTGGTTAGACGAGCCGTAGCGTCTTGTGCGGGCTGAAGCGGAGCGTCTGCGTTCTCGAGCTCCTCGTCCGGGACGACGTCTTCAAGAGCGTGCTCCTCGATGAAGTACGTGTCACGGCTGAGGGTCATTGGCGGCAGCTCGTTCGCCTCAGAACCCGGGGTGCGGATGTCGTCCATCACGCGGCCCCAGACGTCGCGGTTGTAGATGTAGTACTTGTCGCTGTCCTTGGCCACACGCACGGTGGGGAACAAGGTAGAAGCGACGAACGCGTCCGGGTTGTCCCACCCGACGGAGATGCCTGTCAGCATGCTGTCCAGGTGGAGCAACTGCGGGTCGTTGTATGCCATGTCTTGTTCACCCCCCTTACGTTGCTGCGTTGATGAGCACGTTCGGCTGCAACAGGACTGGAATCCAGTCACCTGCGTTAGCCGCTGCCTTCAGGGCCAGCCCACAAGGGAACTGGGTGGCCACTGCTGTCTGAGCGCGACCGTTTGCGGACGGTCCAACTGCGGCACCACGAGCAATCGCTGCTGCCGCCTCCATCCAGGCCACGCCCAGAATCTGAACAGCCGTACCCTTACCAGAGGCTGCCTCGGTCGTACTGACGTCCGTCTTGGCAACGCCAAGAGCTCGGTCAGTCACAGCCGCGATAGGCGTTACCTGCTGGTCTGCCGCCAGCTTCACGAAACGCATCTTCGTGATAGCCGCTGCGCATTGATACGGTAGTTCCAGTATTCCGGTATCTGCACCTGCCAACTCAGTTCACCTCCTTAGGCACCCATCGGCTTGGCGGAGTTCTTATACGCCATCGCGAGGTCAGGGTTCTTGGCCGACGCCAAAGCAACAGCCTCACCGAAGCTGTATGCCGAACCGTCCGCCTTCTTGTCCTCGGCAATGACGCGCTGAACCTCCTTGAGGAACTGCTCAGGCTCTTCCGTGTTGTCATGACGCGAAGAACCCTTCTCCCCGAGGTCCACGGTTCCCTTCTCGTTGATGCTGGCAATCACGTCTTCGAACTTGGAAAGGGTCTCCTCGTTCAGCGCCACCATCAACGGACGGAGCTCTTCGTGGACCGCAGGCGGGATGGCCGTCCACTCACCGAACTTCCGGTCAATGTGGGCCTCCCGGAGAGCCACCTGTTGCTCAGCCAACATCTTGGCTTCGACTGGGAACTCTTCCGCGAACTTCTTGGCCTTCTCCGCCTGAGGGTCGGGCTTCGGAGCTGCAGCCAGCTTCTCGGAAAGGGTCTTGACTTCCGAAAGAGCGGCCTCCTGGGCCTTCTCCTCCTCTCCTTCCTTTACCTCGGTCTGAACGCCGAGGGCCGCAAGGAGTTGCTGAAGGAACTCGTTCAACTGTTTCACCTCCTCCTTCGGAGTCTCGACTTCCCGGAAATGCAGCTCGACTCGACCATCCTTGTTTACGGAGTAGTACATAGCCTCAAGCATTTCATTGTAAATGGGTCGGAAGTAATCACTTGTGTAGTCAGCATCTATTTCACCGTCGACAACTAGACAACTACCGTCCCGGTAGAACTCACAGTTCAAGCAGCGGTAGCTACTCGAGTCCGCCGGTCGATAGTTCGCTTCATCCTGAGGCACCTTACCCTCAGGCAGGTCGAAGAACTCGGAGAAGTTGATGGGGGTCAAGTCCTTCATGTACGGCCTGTTAGTAAGGGCTGCACCAGTCAGAACGTCATCCCAGCACTTCGGGTCCTCACCTTCCACCTTCTTGGCACTACAGTACGTGTCGACATACTCT